GTTAAATTCGAATTCTGGTTCAAAACTTTATCTAATGGAGTTTCTAAAGGCTCTTTGTTAGAAGGACCGTGGTAACCACCGGTAACTCCCATTTCCACACTTGGTGAATCAATAGATTCTCTGAAACGAGTAAATGATTTGCGTGTTACCTCTGCGGTATTACCATATTTATTCTCTGTCTGTTCCTTATATGTGACTAAACCTAGTCCAGACATAGGATAAACGGTACCTTGACCTCTGGTGTCATATTCAGGTGAAACACCCGCAGCTTTAATTACTTTGCCTGCTTCGGCTGGGCTTGTTTTTTGCTTCTTGGCTTTTTGTTTGTCGTTGTCTTGCTGGAACCTTGTTTCTTTTGGTTCTGGCTTGACGTAGATTTGCGGCGCACTGGCTTCGTGGTAGGTTCTGAAGGTGTACTTGGTGTTGGAGGCAATGTCTCCGTCACGGACGTCATCTGGCTTTCCTGCTTTGGCTGTGAGTTGGCAACTTGGACAGATGTTGTCAATAATGCGCTTGTAGCCGGCTTTTCTTCCGTTTTTGTTTGTTCCACAGGAACAGCTTTTGCCTTCGGCATAAAAAGTCTTGCTATTTGTTTGAACATTCTTGTTTTCTCCTATTAATTTTAAATTATTTTTTTTACTACCGATTCGTGTGAAAATTTGCTCAAAAATTTTATTGTAGTCACCAGTTTTGTTTTTGTTGAACCATGACTCTGCAATTTTGTTTTGTGCAGGTATGTCAAAGAACCAATTACACATTTCATATATTATTGAAATATCTTCTTCTTTTTGAGCAATGTCGAAATCGTTAGCCTCATTTAGATTCAGAGAATTGTCGAACTCCAGATACTTTTTAAAGGCTTTTTGATAGTTTTCTGATATTATCTGTGCTTCTTTCCAACGATCTTGGCGTACAGTTTCAAGCATCATTCTTTCATGGCACTCATTACGTTTTTTAGAAGCATCGTTTGTGGTATTAACAAACACCATCATGGTTTCATAACCAAGCTCCTCAAGCTCCTCACGAATTACATAAATGTTGTGTTCTTCGTTTGTGGTTCCTGTTATTACAAGAGGTGCTCGATTTCTAATTGCTTCTCTACGAATGTCTCTGGATTTTTCACAAAGTTTGTGCTTATCGTTTAAAATGTTGATTGCTGTTATTGAATTCATTTCGATAACATTTTGTTCAGCAATCGCTTCTCTGATAATAATATCTTTGCCAGAACCAGGTCCACCGGAAACAAAAATAGCTTTGAACATTCCTCGTTCATTTTCTTCATGTATACCCATGCCAGCCTTAACATCACGGAACAATTCTCGTGCATGTTTTTCCATAACATGGTTGGGTATACCTTGCCTAAAAGAAGCAAAGTCATTATTTTTAGCATGTTCACGCATCTTGGATGCAGACATACCTTCTGCACCTTCTGAATCCGGATCACGGTGCCCGGCAGATTTAACTTCTATTTTCTTGAAGTTATATAAAGCACCTTTATGTGTGCCATTATATTGTTTCAGTTTTTCTTCATACTCTGGAATTCTATCTGAGCCTGCAACCATGATTAAATGGTCGTGTCCCATGGCGTTCAGTTTTGCAGCGTGGTGTAAGAACGTTGGCATTTCCTTACTAGATGTTTCTATGTTTGCACCAGGAAAAAAACGTTTTGCGTGTTTTAATTTGTTGCTAACATTCAAAGGATTCTTTTTTGCATCAGATGAGTGTGAAATGATTATATGGTGCGGAGCTTTATAATCGTTCGCAAGTTCTCTTACACGGTCTACCAACTTTTCGTGACCGGTCGTGGGCGGATTCATTCGACCAAACGCCATTACAACTGGCGATTTAGTCTTTTGATCTTCTTCTACTTTTTGTAAAAACTTTTTCATATGTTTCTTATTCCAGCGAAATTTCTACGGGAAAATTCTGCACGATTTACAAACTTATCAGTTTCTTTTCCATGATGGAAAACATAACCTTCCGGATTAGCAGCTTCTCCACCATGCTCATGTTGGAATTCTTGATGCTGATTCATAACGTTTATAAGCACACCTTTGGCCTTCTGTAGATGTTGATGCATCTTGAAAAGGTTATTGTAGTGCTTTTTATTTCTACCAATTTTGCCAAGTTCATCAGATAGTTCTGCTTGTTTAGCTTTTCTATTCTTTTCAACTTTCAGCTTATCTATGTCCTTTAACTTTTTGGTTTCCAACCAATTGCTAAAATTTTGATGATTTGGTGTTTCACCGGTACGCACGGTGTGGTTCATATATGTTTCTAAGTGTCCACCAACACCATGATGCAATTTTGTTCCGGCGTACATATCGTCACCATGAGTGTCATGTACTGCCTGAGCGGCAGTTATGTGCTTATTGAACTCGGCTCGATCCTTTGGACCAAAATGAACCTTTGAAGTATCCATTCTAGGATCAACAGAAAATACATCGGAATGTTTATTGAAATTTTCATGGTCAACTTCATGTGACGCATTTAGACTTCCAGCATCTTTACCGGAATAAGATAGGTGTGTAACTACACCAATTTTAGCTTTCTTTACGGCAGCAGCATGTGTGCCGTGTGCTGTGTATGTCAGACCTGATGGGTTAGGATGAAAAGAAACGCCACCAGATTTCGTGTTCTTTTTATCTTCATGGGAAAACATCATATCGCCTTGATAAACACCTTTTTCTGGTGCGATCTTGGGTAAATGTTGTAGAGCGTCTTTTAGCTTTTTAACCAGACCAGGAGCATGTCCATGGTTCTTTTCAATGTCTGCTGGTGTATAGTTGATCTTTGGGGTTTTATTGAAAGCTGACTTGGATGCTACAAAAAACTTACCATTTTCTGGATGATGACCATATACGATTGCGGGTGAACCATCATATTTTGTGGTAAGTTCGGAAGTCTTTTTTCCTTGAATGATGTGATCCGCTGCGGCCTTCAGTGAAGAAATTGCGTGTTTTGCACCCTTTTCACCATTTTGCAGTGGTCTATCTTCAACGTGTGTTAAGTGTTTAATCTGGCGACTAGCACCTTCTTCAGGGTCTACCTGTTCGACAAGGAAACGGGAAAACGATAACATTAAATCCTCTTATTAGTACGCTGTGACTATGTAATATTTAGTAGCCCCAGATTTTGGTGTCTACCCATTGATCCATGTCATCACGAATTAGAGAATGTCTCCCACGGTTGAACCTGCCATCAACAAAAGGATGGTCAATATCTATTCTTTCGACCGGTATACCAAAATGATTTAAGTTGGCTTCCAGCATTGCATGACCACATAATGGTGTGCCACGTGAAGCTAGCCATCTCAGATTCAAAAAAGTCGATGCATATAAGTTCATCGTGTGTGGATCAGCTATGGCAAACTGGTCATTGAGTAGAGGATTAGTATCGTCTGTGTCTTTTGATGTATAAATTTTACCTTTTTCCAACGAGTAAAAGTTTATGACTTTATTGAGTGCTAAGTCGAATCTGCTTCGAATTACAAAATCATATTTAATATTATTCAGCAATTCATGTTTCACTCTTAAATCATTTGACTTGTATATTGAGTAAAACATTGATGTACAGAAGTTCGCTGGATGCGAATGATTAGGTACAAAAAGGTCTGAATTAGTTTCTGGTGGTAGATTTTCATCCATCACCAGATTTATAGGTGAATATGTTTCTTGAAGATTTGTATAGAAGTGTGCCCTAGAATATACAGGTCTCCAAGTGTGAACAAAAACATCTACTTCAAAATGCCGTAGTAGATTTTTGTTGACATATTCATGTGCTTTTTTATAACTACGTGCCTGACCTGACAGGCACAGCGCAATTCTCATCGAGGAATTGATAGACATATTTCGTGCAAACTCCAGCAATATCTTTACAATTTTTAGTCCACTGCCACCAGTCAACACGTGCTTCTGGTTGAACAGCAATCGAATTCCTAGTCAGTTGTTTTCCAGGATAAGTCCATATGTAGTTACCGGAGGTGAGTGTAAAATCATCTTCTTGGTGCCAAAAATATTCATATTTAAAGGGAGCATCATTCAATTCTAGCAAAGCATCTAAATTTTTACAATGCAACCAAAGACCTTGCTGACCTATGAATTCGTAACTAACTTTGTAATCAGGTCTGTCGTGACCTAAAAACCATTCACCTTTAATCAACCAAACATCAACTTCACAGTCAAGTCCTTTTGACAGTGTTTTTAGAATTTGTTCTGGTCGATTTTCCAAATTGGCATCAGGTCCTTCTGTTAGACCTCTGTGTGCAATCATTTTCATTGATATAGACTCTTGTGTTTGTATTCACCCAAAGGAGTATGCATGATTGTTTTGTTAATCATAAACTCCTGCCAAGGCAAACCTAATCTGCGAATGAAATGTTCAGATATGACATGTGGGCAAAGTAAACCAGTTTCTTTATAAAGCATCGGTAGATGATATAAAACCTTACAGAATAAACTCATAGTAAAGAAGTTGCCAACTTGAATCATATCTGATGTACCTTGACCCATGTGATTTCGGTATCCGAGTGTATAGAATTTCTGTGGATCAAAATCAGGTAATGGTTCATTAAACAATAGATCAGGTCGCATACGTATTATAAGATCATATGTCGTACCTGTCAACATCATATAGTCCTCAACCATAGTCATTCCACGTCCAACTTTGAACCACATGGAAACTTGATTTTTTGGCACATGATAAAAATTGGTAAACTGTTTCGCTCTTTCGGTAAAATTTTGTTCGAACGCTTCATATGGATCAAACCGCATTTGCCTAACTGGCTTGTATGCGTCATTGACTTTACCAAAATCCACTTTTGGTCCATTTTCAGTTATACCTTTTTGGGAATGTGGATCCCAATATGCTTCACGATCCCATGTTTCAATGAACACATCGGCATTGTATTTGTCAATGATGTGTTCTCTTGTGTTAGGAGCAACTTGCTCCCAACAGCGCATGTGTCCAGTTAACAGTAATGCTACTTTCATTATTCTCTTTCAAAGAAAATGTTATCCTCATTGTGTTGGTGTGTTACATTCGTAATTTTAAAACCATTTCCAACCAAGAAGGCAATTGTTTCTTCTTTTGTATGTTGTGTTTTATACAACTTCACATTTTCGGATTGTGGAACTTCAACGACACCACTCTTAACGATGCGTAGCTTTTCACCTAGACCTTTGAGTACAGCGAGGTCGGAACCTTGAGCATCTATATGTAAGTGTTCGATTTCTGTAACTTCAGGTGCAAATGAATTTAGCCAAGTGTCTAAACGATAAACATCAACTTTTATTTTGTCACGTACAACGAAATCGGTTCTTCCTTGCCATGTTGTCGCAATATCATCCGAAAATTCATTGAGAGATGAACTTCCAGTATCACCAACAACTAAATTGAAAACCGCTTCTCCATCGAAATCGGAAATTGCTTGTTGATAAACTTTATATCTTTCGGAAAATTCAGACGATTCATTTCTCAACCGATTAACCAATTCAGGTGTTGGTTCAAATGCGAAACAAGTAAATTCTGGGTTATTTCTAACTTGTTCTAGAGAATCTTGTCCCCAATGTGCGCCAACGTCAAACAAATATTTCATGTTAATTAATCCTTATGATGTTCTAAGTAATGTTTCAAATCTTCCGGAGTTCCGAGACCCCACATACGTTCAATGTTCTTTACACGAATCTTCTTACCGTCAGCAACTGCTTCGTTGAATACTGGACAAACATAGAATTCGTTATTGACACGAATGTTCTTTGCGATCATCTGTTCAGCATATTTAACGTAATCGCTGCCATGTTTCCAATAGTAGATGCCGACAGTTGCAATATTAGAAATAGGATTCTTCTCTGCAACCTCGGAAACAAAACCATTTTCATCTAATTTTGCAAAAGACCATTTTGGATGTGTCGATTCGAAAGTTACGATACCACCATCGATGCTATCCGCAGTGAAAGCATAGAGACATTCGTTTGAGTTCCATTCGACAAATTGGTCTGAGTTGGCCATCAGCAAAGGTTCATTATTATCAATAAGATGTTTAGCCAAAAGTGTTGTACATGCTGCACCTTCTGTCAGACCATCGACTTGCACAATGTCGCATCCTGGTGCGATTAGGTTGAGTACGGAGTGTAGATTGTATTTCTCGTAGTGTTCTTTCTGAACAATGAATACAAAGTGTGCATCGACATTCAAGTTATCTACGACAACCTGAATCATTGGTTTACCATTAACATCAATCAATGGTTTAGGGAAAGTGTAACCGGCTTGAGCGAAACGTGAGCCTGCGCCAGCCATAGGAATCAAAACGTTCATTTTCTTATTTCTCCAAGGTACTTTTTTCGTCACACTGACACTTTCAAATTCTTTACAAAAATCAATAAATGACAAATTTAAATCATATGCATCTTTAACTGGATACAAATGTGCTCCAGAGTTCATTGCACCTTCACGACCAATGTGTGAATCTTCAACAATGATAGTGTCTTTTGGTAATGCTTTCAGTTTTGTCATACATTGCCAATACATTTCGGGAAAAGGCTTTGTATTAAACACATCTTCATTACTAACATAGTAATCTACGAAACGGATTGCGCCACAGGCATCCAGTGCAATTTTAACCGTTTCACGGATGCTATTTGATGCTACTGCAATTTTCCATCCACGTTTCTTCAAAAAGCCCATAATGAATACTGCATAATCATTATACTTAGCTTTTGGTATCAGATCGAATGTAGCTTGTTGCTTATCTCTCCAAATCTGGTCATAGAATTGAACAGGAAGACCTTTGTCTTCCGTCAACATTTTTAATTTCTTTGTTGTGTTTAAACCATCATATTTGCTTAGATGATCATCACGTGTGATTACATATTTTTCATCAACTTTACGTAAAGCATCATTCAATGCATCATAATGTAAATCACGTGAGTCAAGCAAAACTCCATCAAGGTCAAAAATAACTAACTTATTCATATTTGTTGAACTTTCTCAGAATAGAACGAACTTCTTCCAAAGGTGCATTTGGGTCCATCTTATGTAGTTCATATTTTTCCGATTGTCTAAAATATGACATTAGAAGTAGTCCTTGGTCATCATCAACAAGTTCATTTTCAAAAAGAATTTGTAATGATTGTTCCATGCTTTGTTCAAGCATTTGCCATTGTTCTCTTTCTCCAACAAAGACACCACCAATAATAAAAACAATATTGTTCAATACGGCAAGCTGTATTTGTTCTAATGCATGAACTTTTTCCGGATCTCTGTAATTGAAAAAGTGCATTTTACCTGGCGTGAAATCATACCCCCACTTTTTAGAAGAAGGAATATGTTCATCATCACGGCAATAACCGAAATCGACCCAAGAAGCCCAATCATTCGTAATCAAACCTCTGCGATAAGCCTCTGAAACAAAAAATGCTTTGAGTGATGTTACACCAACATAGTCTTTCGACCAGTATTCCGGATTTCGAACTTGATAAGGATTAATTCTCTTAATGAATTTGGGATCAGTTTGTATTTTCTCGATTTGATCTCGTGTTTGTTGATGAATATTGAAGTAATCATATTCAACAACTTTGATCTTTGGAGAGATTGCTTGAAGTCTTGATGCAAGGTCAGAAGAAGTGAAAACAATCACCTCATTCTCAAGTTCACATAAACGTGAGAAATGGTCTATGTATTTTTCGACTGAACGCTCAAGATAATGTGGAAGTGGACCGCCATTCTTTTCGACATTGGTTTTCCAATCACCTCGGCCGATATCATAGAATGCAGTTACAATAGAAATGTTGCTCATGTCAAAGTCCCATATTTATAAAATTATGTAAATTTATGTTTTGTAGGTGAAGTATTTAGGTGAAGTGCCGGTATTGGTGTCGGAGTTTACAGAAAATTGGAATTTTTTCATATAATATTCCATCCACTCTGGAACTCTATCATATTGATGAACAATCGTGAAAGGTTTACCGTCTGCATTGCACACTAAACCGTTTTCCATATAAGGTCTTTTTTCCAATAAATACGGACCAAATTCTTCAAGCTGGTCAGGTTTATTTGTTACATGTGCGTTTACTGCCCACGCATCCGCTAGTTCCAATTTAATTGTTAGATTTGACCAGGGCACATGATTCACAATCATGTTGTATGCGGCCTGGTCTGCAACCCAATCTGGTCTATTGCTCGACAATTGAAATAACTCGAAACAAAGTTCTTTAATGTATTCTGCTGTGCCTGCCAGAACACCTACATTATATACTGGACTTTCTGCCACATCGCTGTAAAAATAGTGACCGAAATTCTTGATGATGTTGTCACGATTCCATGCTTCATCTTTAATTTTGATAGCCTCAGATTGAGCAATGATGCCTTTGTCTTTGCTTCCGAAAACTTTCTGTAGATATTCGCTAGGGTTTTTCTGAAAGATCACATCACGAACGTCTGTCGTAATAACATACCGATAGTCAGTATTCAATTTGAGATGATTGTAAATGTACAAGAAACGCAACATGTGAATCATCATGTTGTTTTCATTTTTTGCTTTTACAACAATAACTCCAACCTCTTGTAACTGTGTAACTGTTAGAGGATCAGGTTCAATTGCAATAAGTACAATATCACCATCAAAGCCAGTTTCTTTGATCGAATTTACCCAAGGTTTCAACAAATCGAATTTGTAGTTTGAGTAAGCACCAATAATTAAATCTTTCGCCACGGATATTCCCCATTCATTCTATTATTCATCACTTCGTTTCCTTTGATAAAGAAAACATCTTGTACCGAATCTGCACGACTGGCCACACGATAGTTTACACTATATTGACCATTGGTGTCAAACTTTTTAAAGTTTTGCATCATGAATCCGGAAAGAATTCTATCAACTTCTGGTTGCTCTTGTGGATGTCTCGCTCTACGATACCAATATGGAGAGAATGCAATAGCAGCCATCTTAGGAATCATGAAACAATTTACATCAACAAAGTTGTCATTCAGAACAGATTTCCACTTACCAAGAGATTCACAATCATCATTACATATGTATGTGCCTTCCTGTGAAACGATTTTACGTAAGGAATAAGCCCAATCATTTCCCGCTTTGATTGTTTCAACTAAGGATTCTATGTGTGTATCTTCATACCAGTTATCTTGGTCCAAGAAGCAAAGGTACTCACCTTCTGCAATATATGACATTGCGCCATAGATTCTGTGACCATTGTATTGATCGTAGCCGGTATTGTATGGTAGAGAAAATGCTGTTGAACGTGTTGCACCTTCTAGAATTTTTGTAGCTTTTACACCATACTTGTCAAAGCCATCCACAACAACAAGGTGTTGTATGTTTTGGTATGTTTGTCTGTCAATTGATTTTAAAGCATCATTTAATTGGTCACTCGCCGTTGTTGGCGTAATGACCGTCACAAGTGGATTCATTTTAACTCCGAGTCAGTTTTAGAATTTTCTCTATCTGAGATTCTATCACAGGTTTACGATTAGGCCAATAGATGTATTCTTTATCTGCCGTTTTAAGAAGTTTCGTCAAGAAAGGAATAATCATCTTTTCCACTTGCTTCAATCTTTCTTTATATTCTTCGGCAGTCTCTGCACTAATATTGATTGCTTTATTATATTCATCTTCCGAAACGGCAGAGAAACCGAAATCGTCGGAGTCATCAAACTCCATTAAAACTTTTTTAATATCCATTTTATATGAAACAAGAAAGGTTGAGGTCTTTTTTAATTATGTTCACTGATTTTCCATCAACAGGTGCAATATTAAAAGGAGATTTTTTTGCGGCTGGGATAGAAAATTGCATTTCAAATGTGAATTGATATGCACCACCACCTTTATATTGTACACGGGCACGATACGTGGCTTTAGCAGAAGAACCAAAAGTTGGAACACCTTTCAAACCCAAAGGATTTCTTTTACCCATTAGATAGAAGCCATGTGTTCCTACGTTAACATAGTAAGTATCTTTTTTATTATAATATTCTTCGATTTTAGTGGCAGGAATTTCACCTTTAACATCTTTGAATGTGTCACGATCACGTTCATATCTTTGTTGTGGTGTTAGTTTGCCCGCAGTAGCTTCCCACAAATCATCTTTGTCACGCTTGAAAGGAATTTCTTTCCACTGTTTTTTGATTATATCAAATAAACCAACTTCTTCCGCTAGATCAGCAATAAATTGTTTTTCGTCATCATCTTTTTTTATGACACCAAACTTCCATGGATTTTTCTTATCGTTCATGTCATACTTCATGACCAAAGAGCCTGCTGATGCGGCTGTGATTTTTAATTCACAACCAGCTTTCTTTTTCTTGTGTTCAAGCATCAAATCAGGTTGGTCATGGCCTGCACCAGCAGGTATGAAATTTTTTGGTACAAACCCAAGAGGTTTTAGCATGTTTGCAGCATTCACTTCATATTGAAAACCCTGTTGTGCAGCCATTTGTTTATCCTAAATGTAAATATTTATACCTTGAATCCACCGAATTTACTTTGTGGCTTTTCTCGGTTACCAAAAGTATTTAATGGTCTGTCAGGATTAGGTTTTCCCGCATCTGCAAGGCCATCTTGTGCATCTTGTTCAACATCATACAGTCTCATTTTTGATCTGTCAATACCCAAAACGAATCTTTTATAATTTGTTGGGTCTGAATAACGATTTTTCAACTGTTTGACCATAATTTGACCAAGTGCTTCAAGTTCTTCGGAAGAAATCAATGCAAACATCAAGTCAGCGGTTGCTGGCAAACCAAAAGACTCACTTGTGTCCTCAAGTCCTGGGTCTGAACTTGTATAGCCTGACCTAGTTGTTTGTGTAGCAGAAACAATTGGTACTCCATATTCAACGGCAAGGCCTCGCAATTCTTCGGCAATAGCCTTGACGTATGTATAAGAGTTGACGTTTGCTCCAGCTTTAATCCTAGAACTACAACAGATATTGAGATAATCAATGAATATAATATCAGGAACAAAGTTCCTTTTGAGGTGTAGTTCATTTAAAAGTGTTCTAAAGTGTGTTGCAGATGCGGAAGCTGTAGGATATTCTTTGATAATCAGTTTACCAGTGGTCATTTCTTTGACACGTTTGACCTTTTTGTCATACGCATCTTTGGGTAATTCCATCAGGTCATCAACAGAAACATTCAAGAGATTTGCGTCAATACGTTCAGCAATCTTTTCTTCGGCCATTTCCATTGTGATATATAGTACATTTTTTCCTTGAACCATACAACCTGCGGCAACATGACACATGAACAAAGATTTACCAACACCAGTACCTGCAAGAGCAATGTTTAGTGTTTTGGCAGGCAAACCACCCTTTGTGATCTTGTTGAAATATTCCAAGTCGAAAGGAATTCTTTCTTCTTTGCGGTGATAGAACTCGAAACGTGAATCAGAATCTTCCAAGAAATCATGACCAATCGAGCTATCAAAGCTGACTGCAAGTGCATCTGATAGAATTTTTGGAATAGCACCTTTTTCTAGTGCTTTATCTTTTCCGTCTAGAATGGAAATAGATTGAAGAACTGCATTGTACACAGCCTTTTCTTGACAAAACTTTTCCGTTTTATCAATCAGCCAATCTACTTTGGGCAATTCTTCCGTGTTTTTGCGAATGATTTCGAGAACATCAACACATTGTTCAACTTCTTCATTCGTTATATTTTTCCTGTCCTTGAGTGAAATTTCAATAGCTTCAACTGTTGGGCAGGAATTATATTGACTGGCAAAATTCACAACCTCTTTGAAAATTGCACGGTCAGTTTTATCTGTAAAATAATCATCACGTAAAAAAGGGAGTACCTTTCTCAGATACTCCTCATTCTTTATCAGATTCCTCAATATAGCTTGTTCCAGCCTCATCAACAATTCCTTTGTCTAGGTTTTGTGACATAATGTTCACCAAAATGTCACCGATATAATTTTTGAAGTCCTCATCTTTTTCGAGATGGTCTTTGTCAAGAGTAGACTCTACGATATTGTAAATGAATTTGAGATATATTGCACCATCCGATTGTTCATCGAATGCAACTTTACCATATTGATAAGTTGTGTCTTTATATTCACCTGTTTTCAATCTGACATGAATTGTTGTGCCTTCTTCTTCAGGTACAACGAATTCATAATCCGTACCTTCATTCAACTGTCTCATCTACCACCTCCTTTTTAATGATATCACTAGATGCAACACGATATTTGTTTTCAACGAAATCACGGAAAGATTTTTGTTTTAGAATTGGAGTCCAAAACTCGGAAGAATTGGTGTCCTTTTCACGATACTTCTTTTCCTCTACTTCACCGGAGGATACATCCACTTTGCTGTACCACCCATTTGAGGGTTTGATGACATGTCCGGATTCCAATGCAATATCAAGTAAGCCTGACCAACGGCTAATACCACCATCAAAAGATACAGAGACGGGGATTTTAGATTTTTCTTTAACATATCTACTCTTTTCTACGTTAATAATGAAGTTATAACCGACGATTTCGGTGCCTTCTTTTTCTTGTTGGCGACCCAAGATGAAGATATTGTCGGCAGAATAATAAGAGCCTGTACCACCACCCACAATATCTTTAGGGAACATACCGATTTCTTTGTATGTGTGATTCACAACAATCATAGGAATATCCTTCATCGTCAAATGAGGAGTTATCATTCTGAACAATGACTTGATTTGTTTAGCACGTGACATATCGGCAACAGATTTACCTTCAAGAGCATCATCGACTTCTTTCTTTGATGCAAGGTTACCAATCGAATCGATGATAATAATCAGCCTATCGCTTCTGTCAAGTTGAGTAAGCTGTTGCATTACATCAAACTTAAGTTGCTCAATGTCAGTAATAGGAGTATGTAAAACACGATTCGTATCAATACCGAACGAATCGAAATACGATTGAGGAGTTCCAAACTCAGAATCATAAAATAAAAGTGCCGCATCTTCATATTTGTCCAAGTAAGATTTTGCCATCAAAAGTGAGAAGGCTGTTTTAAAATGCTTTGATGGTCCTGCCCACATAGTAAGACCTGGTGTAAGACCACCGTCCAATTTTCCAGATAACGCAACATTAATCACAGGGATGGATGTTGGAATCATATCCTTATCTGTAAAGAATTTAGATTTGGAAAGAATGGCGGATTCTTTGATGCTGGTGTTCTTTTTAATTTTGTCCAAAATGCTCATAATTTCTCCGTATTAATCGAAAAGTGAAAACGTTTTTTCTGTAGACCAGTCCATACAATCTAAAATAACCTTAATCGGATCGAGGAAAGTCTTTTCAAATTGCATGTCGTAATCAATGTACTGTTGTAGTTCGAATTCCGGAGGCAGTCTACCAGGAAAAGAAATAACAGTGTCTCGTAGGGGATTGGGTTTTTTCAGGTAAGCGAATTTTATCTTTTCGCCTTCTTGAATCAAGGGATACTTCTTTTCCAATCCCTTTTCTTGCAGGTACATATTATATAGTAAAGCACCTTTCACATGGATTGGTGTACCTTTCTTATAAATGGCAGTCTTGTCACCATACTCACGCAGACCATTAATGCCACGAGGAAAAGAAATATCTTCCGGAGGCAAACTCTTAAACTCACGTTTAAAATCATCAATGTAATCGTGAATCTGTGATTCGGTACCTTTCATCATAATTTCCAAAGCACCTTTCATCTTCTCACGCACAGGCGCAGGAGTAGATGACTTAATCATTTCAAGACCCATAACCTTCATATCAGGTTCTGCGTACTGAACACCTTCATTGTTATACACATGCATGATGTAGCGTTTCTTGGCTGTCCAAACACCTTTGTCTGCCAAGGCTTCACGCTTCATTTGCATTTTTTGTGCATACGCCTTAATGTATTCAGCAAGTTCTCCATAAGACTTGTCAATAAATGGTTGAATTTTAGTCTCACAGATTTTATCCATAAAGGAGATCGTGCGTTCAATATTTTCAGTCTTGTCCCCCATCGTAGATTCAACCAAAGGTCCAAGGTTGAGATAGATAGAGTCAGTATCCGATGCAATGACATAATCTTTATTCTCCGTTTTAAGAATTTTGTTTAGGTAACTATTGAGTGCATTTTCAATCCAACGAATACTCAATTGTCCAGCAGTGGTGACACCCAAGGCCATACGCAAATCATAAAACCTGAAATATTGAGAGCCCAAAGCACCGTAAGCACTATTAAGTGATACCTTTTTAGCCAACTGTAGGTTGTTGTATCTGGCAATACGTTTTTCAATTTCATATTTTTTAGATTCATCTTTTTCGTTCTCTTTCTCTTGCTTGGCCTGAAGCATCAGCTTTTTAAACTTCTTACGATCTTCATACATGTCTTCCATCATTTTAGGAAGAAAGCCCTGTAAATCTGTCCTGAAGAATTGACCATTAGGTGTAAGTGTTACACCTTTCATGTGTGTTGTATCAACTTGTTTTTTCAACAACTTGTCAACTGAAACGCCCTGTGAAAGAACGTCAATCATATCTTGAGTGTAATCTCTTGGTTCAATCAACGTTTCAGGTGAAATGTTATACTGCATCATCAAATGTGGATACAGCGAGTTCAAGTCAAATGATGCAACCCAACGATGCATACCAACTTGAGGTTCTTTAACATAAGCACCTTCAAATGCAGCATCCTTGTCTTTGATGATCCTAGGTGGAACAACGATGTTGCGTTCCATCAAGTGATTATATGTCAGAGCATCCCACATGCGTGTCTGTGCAAACACATCATCATAGTTTGTTTTGGTATCATATGCAAGAGTCAAACCAAGTTCAAGCAACTTCAGTTTTTCATCCATTCGCAAAATGAGTTCAACGTCTTTGATGTTGTATTCAATAAACTTTTGGAAGTTCAAACGATAGAGTGAATGTAGGTTTTCATACTCAGAATAGTCCATCTTCTTTTCACCAACCTCAACGTTGGCAATATGATCTAGACGATATGATTCTTGTGATTTGCCACCTGGCGCATACCATTTGTACAACTCAAGATAGTCGAAATCAGCAATGCCAACCAGTTCATAAACCTTCATTCTACGGTTCATGACAAATGCTTCACGTTCAGAAATCAAATTCCACGGAGACAACTTCTTGGCTTCATCTTCACCAAGAATTTTACGCATACGATTGACCAGATATGGAACGTCAAAGAACTTTGTGTTCCAGCCAGACAAAACATCTGGTGCTTTTTCTTGCCAAAACTTGAGGAAGAATTTTAGTAGATGATATTCATCTTTACATTTTGTGTAACGTTCTTGTCCTTGAACCTCATAATCACCACAACCCCAAACGAACATGTGTTCATTGTAAAACTTCAATGCGATTGCAGTTACAGGCTCATTGGCTTCATAAGGATCAGGGAAACCATTTTCAGAACCAACTTCAATGTCGAGAACAGCGATACTAATTTTATCCATGTCCCAATCGACCATGTTTCGATGCTGTTCACCAATAAAAGCATACTCGAAACGATTTTGACCATAAATGGTTTTACCCGAGACACCTTCAAACTGTCTCAGGTATTCACGTGCTTCTCGCATCGAATCGAATTTGTGTGGCTGAAGGTTCACACCTTCAAGTGAGGTGTAGCCAGTAACCTTGTTCGATTTCTCAAAAAATGTTGGTTGATATGGTATTTTGATCTTTACTTTTTGACCATCAGAAACACCACGGTAAAGAATGTTGTTACCGTAGGTTTGAACATTAGTATAAAATTTTGACATTAGCCAGTGATAATTTGTTTAGAAGGAGTTACGATACCTGAGCCGAACATTTGGTTATAATTTGCAACAATTTGTTCATCAGGATCATAAGTATACACTACATGTAGAGGTTCGACAATAGTGAATGAACCTTTTTTAACTTCTGCAAAATTAGGAAATGGTTGAAATCCCATTGAAGGTTGACCACCAGCAATTTGTGGTGGCATCAAACGTAGCATTACCGCATTGGTAAGTTTGAAACGATTGTCACCGGAATTCGTTACTTCGGCAATAATTTCTTCACCGGTAACAAGTTTTACACCTTTAATTGTCATTATTTTGATCCTTAAAAATTGAAATGTCCGTTTTGGCATTCTCAAACGACACCAAAACCTAAATATAATCATAGTATTTTATCATTTACGGTGATAAAAGTCAACAGGAATGAGGTATGAATGAAAAATAAATTCATCTTTGCTGTGTTATTGCTTATCAATCTGGCGACAAATGCACAAACGATTGTAACAGAATCAACCACAAAAAGTACAGTAAATTCTGTATCCGATTCTACAACCACCGTAAAATCACCACCGCCATCAGCAATCATACCTGCATTCAATATTAATAATACCGACCTATGTACTGTTGGTGTTGCAGGTGCAGTACAGACTCAGATTTTGGGTATTTCCGCAGGTTCAACAATTCGGGATATGAATTGTGAAAGGTTGAAACTTTCCAAAACACTTTTCGATATGGGTATGAAAGTCGCTGCCGTATCAACACTGTGTCAAGACAAACGTGTGTTTGATGCAATGATGATGGCGGGAACACCTTGTCCCTACGATGGTACAATAGGAACATCCGCTAAAGAACAGTGGAAGAACAATCCGGAAATGATTCCTGGAGTAGAAAAAAATAAAGGAGGTTTCAGTAATGAAACTAAGACATTATTTGGTGGGCTTAGTGTTCTCGCTTTGCTTCTCTTACTCCTACTCTGAAGTAATTAACAATACAACAAAAAATGCTGCTGGCCAAGGGTTGACTTGGATGATGAATAACGTTTTACCTGCAACAACAGGTTTGACTGTTGATGGTGTTATTTATCAGTACACTACAGTTAAAAATCCTGCGGATCTAATGAAGGTAACAGTGCAGAATAGGAATGCACTGGATCCTAATAATTACATTTTTAGAAGCACGGATGATTGGACAGGTTTGAGAGGTACAACAATAAACAAAGTTATACCAGTTAATAATATTGAAGGTAGATATTGGGGAAATGGTGAAATTGCCATAGACGGAAAAGGTGAAGTTAAAGATGCTTCCGTATTTTACAAATATAGGTTTGATACTTGTGTTGCCGATGTTTTAAGTGACCCATCTTGTCCAGGTTATGCAGAAGCACTATTAAAGAAACTATCTTTGAAGTCGGCAGAACCTATAGACCCTTTGTCGGACGAATTCGTCAGGCGTGCGTTGGATAATAGAACGGTCATAGAAGAAGATAGGACAAGAAACAATGCAAGACCGGAACAGAGAGAAAGAAATAGAAGGAATGAAAGAGAAGATGCCAAAAAAGCTGCATCTCCTTTAGTAAGCTCTGAGGATGCCCAAAGAGCCGCACAGTTTGAAATGCTAAACAATATACCAGGATTTAATCTTTATACGGTTAGTATGCCTGGTGGTACATACAATGATGTGATTCGTTATCCTGAAAAGAGGCTACCGGACAATAGAAGTGGAAGAATTCTTGGTATAGCACAAGATAGATTACACAAGTCCATGGTGGATTCACAATATGACAAATGATATCAAAAAAAACTTTAAGAGAGGTAAAAAAATGTTAAAGAAAATCGCATTGGCTAGTTTAATCGCAATGCCAGTTGTCGCAATATCACAAGAGATACCGATTACTGGTACAGTAACTTCAAGATGTGTAATTTACACAGAAGTTCCCGGTGTTTACGGTAACCCGTCACCTGCCGTGCTGAGTACCGCACCCGTTGATGGTGGTGTACAACCCATCGTCCGTTATGATGTTGTGCAATCTGGTTTTTATAAGGCAGTAATCACGACACCAAATTCGTTCACATCAAGCCCAGCATTGAGTGATGTTGTAAGATGGACAGGTAGTGTTGATGTTAGCCGTGTTACTGATGCAG